CCGATTCGACCTGAACCTGTCCCGTGATGATGTCGCCGGAGAGGTCATTGAATGGACCGACGATGACCTGTCGGGTGATAACGCCAGCGGGGTAGGACACGGTATCTCCTAGGTGTCGAGTTCAGCTCGGTAGAGCCGGGTCTGGACGGTGAGGTTCGGGGTGAGGGCCATCACTTTCGCGTGCGCGAAGCTCGCGTTGGAGAGACCTGATGCCGTGCGCCAGTATGCAAGCTCCCCGCCGCAATACACCTGGAACATGGTCATGATCGAGTCATTGAGACCAGTCAACGTGGAGAGGTAGGAGTGGCGGTAGTCGTCGATGCTGAGCCCGGTGGGCAGACCAGAGAGTCCACGCCAGTAGGCAAGTTCGCCATCCATGATTTACCTCCGGGTAGAGTTCAACCCCCGGTCGAAGCTTATCCGACCGGGGGCTGAATTGGCTCTTAGGACTCAGTTACGTCCGAGAGGAGGGCCTGGGAGTTGCGACGGTCGCATCCCAGCTCGTGGTAGCGGTGCAGGTACGCGAAGTAGGCGTCATAGTGGCCGTTCGTGTCCGACACGAGCTTCCACATGTCACCATCGCGGTCCAGCCAGTCCCAGTCCTTCTCCTCGTAGAGCGTGAAGCTCTTCTCGTTGAGGAACCAGAGCTTGCCCAGGGGGGCATCGTCATCCGACACCAGCGGGATCTCACCGTCGTCGGTGTCGAAGGCGAGGCCGGAGAAGCCACCCGTGAACTTCGTGGTGTTGACCGTTTGGCGGGTCTGCATCAGGAGGTTCGCGAAGGAGCGACGGACGCCCTTGGAGGTGAGGATGACCGTGGTGTCGCCACCGCGAGCGCTTACGCGGTCGATCATCTGGGTCATCAGACCCTCGGAGAGCTGACGGGGGGTGCCGCCGTTGGCGTTGACCTCAGAGGTCCACTCCGGCTCGACAGCCGGGTCAACGTTGTAGATCACGCCAGTGTTGGCGACGATCCCGGTCAATCCCGTGATCTCACGGTTTCCGCTGGCACCAATCGAGGAACCGGCGCGGGTCAGAATCTGAACCGGGGAGGTCGTCGTGGTGATCGCGGCACCCGAGAGGGTGACCGTGTTGGCACCGGCCGTGAGGTCGATGGACGTGACGGTGCGAGCTGCCTGAGCAACCGTGGCCGCGACCACGTTCACGAGGTCAACGACCTCGTTGATCTGGAAGAGGCGGGCGTCGTCGACCGGGATGATGTTCGCCGTCACAACGGACTTGACCGTTGCAATGCGACCGTCACCGGCCTGGTACACCTGGCGGTTGAGGTCTTTGCGGAGGTCGACCGCGAGGCGGTCAGTCTCCTGCGTGAGCACCGACGTGAACGCCTGGGCCGAGGAGTCCGACAGGCTGATGACCTGGCCCGAGAGCTGGACACCACCGTAGCCGTACTTCAGACCGACACGTGCAGCGGCGTTGCCCTGGTTTCCCGGCGTCGGGAGAGCTTCCCACTCGTACCGGGAACCGATACCGTTGTTCCGCTTGGTGTGGATCGCGAAGGTGACGTACTTGCCACCAATCTCGTTGGTGACGCCGTTCGAGCTTTTCTCGATCCGGGTGAGGGTCTTCACCTTGTCGTTGATCTGCTCGCGAATGCGGTCGAGGTAGCGCTCTTTCAGAAGAGCCGCCGCCGTGGTGAGGGTTGCGCCAGTAGGCATGGTCTTTACCTTTCAGGGGTGAGGCCGAGGTTACTCCTTGCGGGAGTTGAGAAGGTCAGCCATCTCCGCCGCGAATTCCTTCGCGGGGATATCCGAAGCCTTGCGAGATTCGGTGTCGATGGCGGCGTTCCCACCCACAGGAGTCAGCTTGGGAGCGTTTCGTCCCGGCCGAGGTGTAGAGAGGATTCGTTGTCTCAGAGCCTCGAACTCGTCGGCTGCCTGGAGAACAGTGAAAACTTCCTGCTTCCCATTCGCCGCAAGTGCGCGGTTTCTGACATCTGCAATCCCGTAGATCTGACTGAAGTCCTCAGCCGAGTAATCGGGATGCGCTTGCTTGACCTGAGCAACGTGACCATCCAGTTCCTGACGGATCTGGCTTTCGACCACTGCTCGCTGCTGAGATGCCTCGCGTTCCTGCTCCCGCTGGTCGATGGCTTCCAACTTGGCCCTCAGCGCGGAGATCTGAGGATCTTCGGGCGTCTCGGTTACGTCGTCGCCACCAGCTACTGCGGCAGCCGCTTCCTGAATGTTCTCTGCGGTGGGGAGCTTTCCCTCACTCTTCAGATGATCTTGCAGTTTGCGGTAGAACTCTGCGGGGTTCTCGTTCAATTCGGTGATGATTTGAACCGCTACGGCCACGTCGTCAGGGGAAATCCCTGCGTCGGCGACTGGCTTCCACGGTGCATAACTCGCGTTGACGGACTCAATGCGCTTGGTAGCGTTCTGGTCCATTTCGGCGAGATCGTCGCGAATCTTCTGCTGCGAGAACTCGTCAAGCTTTTCGAGGATCGCTTGGTAACCGAAGGGTGTTTCACCTCCCGAGGAGGTATCTACATCTTCTGTTTCCTCTACGCTTTGGCCCTGATCCAGCTCTTCGCCAGACTGTACCTCGTCGTCGATTTGATCGCCCATTGTGATGCTCCCTGTACCGTTTCCGGCCCTAAAGATGCTGATTGAATTATTGATGTACTACATGAGTGTCGTCAAACGACACGCCGATCAAAGTCCAGAGACTGCAATCGAGTTGTTGACGCAGATGGCGACGAGATCGTTCTTCGTCATCGCCAAAAGCTGTGCTGCGGGGTAGCTCGCGGAAACGCCGGAGCCTGCGATGGCAGCTTTCAGGGCTGCGACAGTGGGCTTGTCGTTGACGACGAGAGGGTTCTGCGGTGTGATGTCGGCACGCGGGTCAAAATCAGGCATATTACTGCCCTCCAGGGCTCGGGGGTGCCGGAATGACACCGTTGCCGGACACACTACCAGCGTCGCCACCCGGAGCGGCGTCGCCACCCGGTGAGCCCGTGTCCACGCTCATGTTCGGCGGGGTCGGGGCGCTCGGGTCACTGCCGTCGCTCGGGACTTGCTGGAGGAAGCTCTGGAGCTGTCCTCGCATCAGTGCGTCCTTGTGAGCCTGGACGTGCATCGCGAACTGGTTCTTGATGCCGTCAGGGAGGAGTTCGTACTCCTGGCTCATACGGAAGGTGTTGTGGCTGACGATGTGCTTCTCGTGCACGTCGAAATCGTCGACCGGGATGATCGGCCCCAGGGGCGGGGCTCCAGGAGGGCCAAACGGGTTCGAGGTATCGACAGAAGACGGGTCTTGCGGGGTCGGCGCTGCACCCGGGTCCGACATGCCCATGCTCGGGTCGCCCTGCGTAGGGTCGCCGCCCATTGGCGGGGGTCCGGCCGGGGGCTGACCGAGGTCGGCGGGGCCAGGCATTCCACTCGGATCGGGGCTCGGGGCTCCGGTCAGAGCGGCCATCGGGTCAGCCGGGGGTGCAGCCTGCTGCTGAGCACCCTGAAGGAGCTGCTGGAGCTGCTGCTGCATGTCCCGCATCTGCTGCTCTTGCTCCCACTGCTGAAGCTGCTCGGGAGAGATCATCTTCATCTTCGTGTTCTCGCGCTCAGCCTTGGATTCGGCTGCGTCGAACACGTCGAGGAACTTCTGCGGGCCACCGATGGCGAGCATTTTCAGCACCATCGTGGGGTCTTGGATGACACCCTGGCTCCAGAGGTCGAGAACCTTGGCATCGTGGGCCGCTTTGGACTCGTTCTGCCCGCTGCCAACCTCGGCACGCACATCGGTGCCCTTGATGATGTCGGAGCCCTGAAGCATGATGATGTCGAAGCTCTGATCGGCTCCGAGGATCTTGATTTTCCGGGGGATATCGACATATTCCTGGAACAGCGAGATCCCCTTGCGGGCGATGTCTTCCTGCGCCCACTCGATTGAGCTGGTCTCAGGTAGAAAAAAGCCATCGTCGCGTTCCTGAAGGAAGTTGATCGCTGTGCCAGCGGTCACACCGGCCGGTGCGTTGCCCTGGGATACGTCGTGCGAGCCCGAGATGTCATCCCAGTCTTCGAGGATGTTCTGGAGCTGGTTGACGTAGTACGTCGGGATCTCCGGCATGGGCATTGCGCTCGGCGGAGCCATACCAGGCTCGTATTCGACCACCTGAGCGGCCACGTTGTTGATCTTCGAGGCGACAATGGAGCCCTTGGCAGCCAGAATGTGCGGCTGACCGAACACGGAACCGGAGTGCGCGAGGTCGCTGCGGACTTTGTTGTACTCCCGCTGGAGCCCGTTGGTGTCGTTCAGGGGGCTGTCGGCGTAGAACGTGCCGGTGGGGATGTGCTCGATCTTCGAGATCGGGTACAGACCGCCAGGGTAGGGCAGACCGTCGGTGTAGACGCGAATAATCACGTCGTCGATGGTGATGATGAGGCCACCCTGCGGCAACAACGGGGTTGCGCCTGGCTTCACCCACGTTTCGTAGATGATGCAGGAGTCCGGCTTGCTCGTACCACCGGTCCCCAGCGCCCCGTCCTCCAGGACACTGGAGGAGCTGGCGACGCTCGGGTGAAGCTGTTGACCGTCCAGCTCATCCTTGAAAACCTGCTGGCACCAGGCCAGCGGTTTGATCGTGGCGATGGTGATGTACGGCTGGTCTTCGACATTGCGCTCACGGAGGTCGGGGACGAACAGCTCGAACGGTTTGACCGAGGCGAACCGGACACAGCCATCCTGCTGGCTTACCCGGTCGAAGTAGTCGTCATCCCACCAGGTCTTGATGAAGCCGTTGCCGGTCTGGATCATCCAGAAGTAGGCGTCGGAGAGCACGTAATCGAGCTTCCCGGCCTGCTTCAGGTATTCCCAGACGGACTCGGCGGCGTAGGCGGCGCGAATGTCCTGTGCCTCGCTGGAGGCGGGAACGCCGACAATGTTCGGCTGGCTCGCCATGAACCTCGACAGCTCCGAGCGCATCAGAATCCGGGAGCGGTTGATCGTCTTCCGTTCCGGGGTGCGGATGTTCCGCTGCGGGGTGACAGTCCTGTTACCAAACTGGCCTTTTCCGGCCTGAATCCACTGCTCACCGCGCACGTAGCGCATGTTGATCTGCCACTGAGACTGCTTCTTCGCACGAGCGCTCTTGGAGCGGACGTACTCTGAACGCACCCATTCGGCGAGCTGCTGACGCTGCTTGCCGCTGACCGCTGAAACCTGGTTACCGCCGAATGCCGAGGACGGCGGCAGGATCAGCGATGAGGAATTCTGGGTTGATGTCTCCGTAGGCGGGATCATCGAGTTCGTCGATGCCATCGCTTACCTCCGAGTCGTCTTCCTCCGGTTGCTCGGAGCTGTCTGAATTATAGGCTGAGCTGGGAGCTTGGGCTTGCACCATCTGATACGTCAGCGGGTCGCGACTTGCGAGGAGCCTTGCGAGGCTGTCCAGGCTCTCCCCCTGACGTGTCTGAACTGCCAGCGTCTGCGTCAACAGAGTCGAGGTCTGCGCCTGCTGGCTCCGCCACAACCACAGGAAGGTCAGTAATCCCCCCGCGAAGAGCGTCAGCAATGTTACTGAGACGATCAGCCACATCCACCAGATCTGCATCGAAATTCTCCTTCACTCCCTCGGCGTAGCCGATGGCGTAGCTTTTCTCTTCGGCCGCGATGATGGCCTCACGGTATTGGTCGAACAGACCGAGGTCTTCGGCCATCTCACGGATGGTCTCTTGACTGATGTAGATGCGCGGGCGGCGCTGAGCTTGGTCATACTCGACAGTCTTGCCTGTGTCGATGAACGGTCCGACGATGCTCTTGGTGAAGAAGTCTTCTGCCGGAGCAAGCGGCGGATTGTCGACGATGCGGAATCGTCCACTGGGATCGTAGGTCACAAGAACTCCTCTTCGTTTGCGTAGCTCACTTCATAGTCCTGTAGTCGAGGCTGGAAATCGTAGCCTGAGTCGACGAGATGAACCATCATGTCCTGGTAACTTAGTGTGACAACTTCGCCGTCGCCGCGCAAGCCGGGAACCAGCGGCGACAGGTCTGGCATGATCGTGGCGAAGTATCGGGCCGAGTCGAAGGCGTGGTCATCGACCTTTCGGACGGCCTCTTTCGAGTTCTTTCCGTAGGCGAGCCGGGTCGATTCGTAGGTGTCCCACTGGAGCTTCCGGAGTTCTCTGATCAGGTTCGTGCAGTTCTCGGAAATCGTCCAGGTAGGAGTTCCGTTGGGACGGATCTGGAAATACGAGCGCATCTTGTCGATGCCGATCCCCACGTCGTGCGGGATGTTGTCGACGTAGAGCCCTAGACCCTCCATCGCGTATGCCTGGATCGGGTTCATCCCGCTGGTGCCCTCGCGCTGTTTCATCGCCGGGTCGCCGGTGCGGATCGACACGCCCTTGAACCAGCGGTAACCCTCCTGAAGCAGAGTCCAGTCACGCTCCATTTTCTTGACGATGGCGGAGTGCTGCTTGATCGTGAGCCCGGACATGAAATGCTCGGCGTAGGTGTAGATGTCACCGTTGGGGCTGACGGCGTGCCAGAGCCAGGCGGTTGCGTTCTTCACGCCGTGGTCGGTGGAGGTGTAGATCTTGTCTCCCGGCTTCGGCCAGCGATGCTCGACGACATGCGAGCCTTTCTCGCCGATGGCGTTGCGGAACTCAGGGAAGACAAAACCCTCTCGGGCGGTGATTTTTCCCTCTTCACGGATCAGTCGCTCAGCCTCCGACATGGCCAAACCGTAGACCAAACGCTTCTCGCCTTGGGCGTAGAGGTGGGTGTTCTGTTTGGCCGTGAACTCGAAGGTGGCGACTTCCTTGTAGCGTGGGTCGCGACGTTGCGACGGCTCGATGAGGAGGTCGTAGGTCCAGGTGATGCCCTTAGTGCTGGTTGCTGAGATGAGCCACCAGCCACCGAACTTCAGCAAGCGCATCATCGACTCATTGAAAATGTCTTGCGGTGGTTCCTCGTCGAATCCGATGACGTGACGCTGGACACCACCGAACTTCAGCGGGTCCATTTTGTAGGTCAGGAAGTCGATGAACGTGCCGTTGTCGAAGGTGAGCTTCAGGTTCTTGTCGTCGTAGCTCTTCTCCCACGAGCCCTCGATCAGCATGTTCCGGGGGGTCAGCTCTTTGAACTTCGGGATCAGGATGTCGTTCAGGCCCTCCATGATGTCGACGCAGATGATACGCATCGAGATCGGGCCGGTGCCCCACTGCTCCGGCCGAGGCTTGAACGGGTGGGTGTTGCTGGCAAGCCAGAGGAACTCGGCCACGAGAGAGTGCGTCTTGCCTGCCTGGTTGGCACCGGAGACGTACCGGCCGACAGCCTGCGAGGTGTGGAATTCGAGCTGCTGATCCTGGGGCACGTAGGCCAGAAGGTTCGGCAGGTTGATCGAGCGATCCAGCTCATCACGAACGCGCTCCCCGAGATCGAGGAGCGACGGTCGTGGTTTGCCGGTTGGGCTCATGTGGACTGGTCTTCCGCGCCGAGACGCACCATGAGCTGAATGATGCTGTTCAGTGCGGTGCCGTCGCTTTTGGAGCCGGTGATGATCTTCCCCCCGAGGAGGAGGGGGGAAGATCCACCGTCATGAACATGGTCGCCCGGTGCCGCCTGCGTGGGCTGGGTTCCCAGGGTGTGATGCAGGGACTCCAGCCGAACGTCGGTGTCAGCGTTGATATGGAAGTGGTCGACATTCTCCGAGGAGGGTGGTGCAGCGTTGTTGACGTTGCTGCTCTCGGCGGTGTCAGAGCTTCCGTACTGCGTGACTTCGGACGGCTTTGCCATGATGACCTACTTCGTGCGAGTGACGTTCGAGAGTGCGACGGCTCCGAGGAGGGAGACCGACACAATGCTCACGATACTCGCGACCTGCACGACTACCAACGGGAGTCCGCCAGTGATGCCGATGGTGGTCACGCCACCGGCTGCTGCGCCGACGGGGGTGAAGAACCAGTAGATCGCGGCGCGAGCCCACGGTGGCAGGCCGTTGACGGCCGTCTGGGTTCCCTCGGTGATTGGTGCCGGTGCGTCGTAGACGACAGGCGTCTGGATGGGTTCGGCCGCTTCGGGCTGTACTTCTTCGAGGTCTACTTCAGGAACTTCGCTCATGATGCCCTCCTAGGCAATCGCTCGGGTGTCGCAGTCGATAAGTTGGGTGGTGCCCGTGCTCTGGTTGGTGGCGTCTGACTCCACCTGAACGAACACCATGTCACCTTTGGCTACGCCGTGCTGGAAGGTCAAGCTGATGTGAATTTCACCCTCACGGTTGGCACTGCGGGTGTCGGAGTAGTGGTAGCTCGGGTGATCGCCTGGCTTGGCGTTCTTGGTGTTCTCCCAGACGAGCAAGACTGTAACCGAGTCGCCGTAGGTGAGTCCCGTGATGACGACGTGCGGGCTGATGAAATAGTCCGACGACACCGGGCCGACGACGTTGACATCAGACTTCCCGTTGTTGAGGAAGAGCTTGCCGCCGGGAGCGAGTTGACGCTGCTGACGGTCCTGGTAGTTCTTTCGGAAGATCACGGTTGGTCCTTTCGGTTTTACGGGTGTCGGCGCTACGCCGGTGAGGAGGCTAGGAAGCGCCCGGTTGTGGTCGTATCCGGCCGAGGTGTGCTGCCAGACTGTCGCGAACGTCCACCACCGAAGTGGCGGCAGTGCGGTGTCGTAGTAGGCCAGCCAGAGCGGGGAGCCGAAGGCGACAAGCTCCGACCAGTTGGCCCCGTTCATCAGGGACTTGTTGAGGTAGATGCCGACACGTTTGCCGGTGAGTTGGTAGACGCGCTGAACGAACACGAGCGCCTTGCCCGGACCCCAGGCGACCGTGTTCGTCCCAGGCTCGGACTCACAATCGAGCCAGAGGCTGTCCTCAGCGCGGTGATCGAAGAGCTGTGCGACGAAGTAGTTCGCACAGGTCGTCGGATCGAGGTTGCCGTTGAAGAAGTAGTGGCCAATGTGCCGACCTTGGTTCCGGAAAGCCGTCACCTGTTGGTGGTAATAACTGCCCGTTGCCAGGCCGATGTTTGCACGAGAGGCGTTGACGATGGCGAACTGGCCGGGGAAATTTGCCGGGTTGAGCGCGCCCTGAGCATAGGACGTGTCGGGTCCCTGCAAGGTGTACGGTGCCATGATTCTCCTAATTGACGCGAGGACGGCTCCAGGCCAGGCTGATGTAAATTCCGTTGCCGCCAGATCCAGTCTGAACGGTTCCGGCAGCGCCAGCCTGCCAGCCGATAATGAGGTAGTCGCCGGAGTCGAGGGTCAGCTCGCGCGAGATGATCGAGGTGTTCAAACCGCCGACAACCGCACCACCAACACCGCGAGCGATGGTGTTTGAGACGTTCGCTCCCACGTCGTTCTGTTTGACGAAGACAGCGGCAGCCGAGGTGAACGTGGCTTCGACACTCAGCACGTAGATGCCGGGGAGCCCGGAGGGGACGACGAACCGGAAGCCTGCTCCAGTGCCGTTGACGACGGGGTTGGCGAAGCCGATGGCGGGTTGGTCGACGGCGAAGTAGTTCGCCTGGGTCGTGATGAGCGAGACCCCGGTACCATAAGAAGTGGCAGCCCCCTTGGCCGAGATGCGGGGAACGACGCCACTGCCGGAGGGATACCAGCCTGCCGCCTGAGCCACGTTGACATCTGCCCCGGAGTCACCTTTCAGAGCGGAGTACTTCTCCTCCCAGCCCTTGTCGGTGTTGTACCAGAGCGGCCCCTTCTTGGCTAGGACGACACGGGCGGCTGCGGTCCCCGGCTGTCCCCAGTAGGCGTCGCGCTGAGCGGTGGTTCCTCGGAGTCCGGAGGTGAAGTTGCCGTCGAAGGCGAGCTGGAAGGCTGCCCCGTCGTAGACGTATCCCCGCTTGGTGTCGGTCTCGTAGATCGCCATGCCCTGATACGGGCTCGCGGGGTGAGTCGTCGAGGTGCAAAGGAAGAAGCCGATGTTGGTGTCGAGCTTCCTGAAGTTGTTGTTGATGCCGGAGATGTCGGCAGCCTCGTCGGGCTGAACGTCACCGGCAAGGCCGGTCCCGAAAAGTCCGAGTCCGAGTCGTGAGGTCAATTGCATTGTCATGCTCCGATCTGGCGCCAACAATAGCGGCTTCCACATCTGCTAATATCTCACGTCGCAGCTCGACATCCGCAACACGACTCACGACAGCATCCACGACGATCTGCACGATCTTCATCGCATCCATTGACGCTTCGTTGGCTGGATTGTACTCGCCGGACTTCGCCAGCCAGATCTCCGCCATCTTCGTATTGCCGCGCAAAGCCTCCGACATCAGCATGTGCCGAAGCTCGGGCAGGAGATCTTGATAGTTCGCTTTCGTCATCCGGTCGCGAGCGGCCAGGAAGTTAGGATTCCGTAGCCAGGCCTTGTAGCGCGCCATCGGGATGCCGAGGTCACGGAGCTTGGCTCCCAGAGATCGGCCGTCTGTGGGGTCGTCCAGGGCCATCAGGACGGTGTTCTGTTCCGAGCTGAGACCGAGGTCTGCGGTGAAAGCGACGCCACGATATTCGAGAGCTTCCTTGAACTCAGGAGTCTCGAACAGTGCCCCGTAGGTTTTGGTCGGGATGGCCGGGAAATACTTTGCGCAGTCAGCCGTCGACGGGAACCGACCATCCCGCATCCAGAGAGCATACACGCACGCGAGAGCATCCCGAAAGGTGTCTTCTCGGAAGCCTGAGGGGACAGCGATGGGGCGATACACGCCAGGTTTTCCCTGGACGCGCACCGCCCCATCCACCAGCTCGAAGTTACTTGTCACGGCCGCGTTCCCTCCAGCGTTCGATGAGCCAGCCAATGCCGAACATGATCGGCGCTCCGATGAAAAACAGGAGTGCCCACGCGGGTGTCGCTGACCACTCACCGGGCTGCATGAGTCTGCGTCCAATGCGCTTGTGTGCTGAGCAACTCCACGAAGTAGGGGTACTTCACTTCGCGTAGTGCCTTCTCAATCACGGCTGGCATCGAGATCGTTTCGCCCCGAACCCACCTGTTCACTGTCGCTGTCGGGAGCTTCAGTGCTTTGGCGAATGTCTCCGTCGAGCCGTAGAGATCCTGAATCCACAGGTAGGCCGGGGAGTCTTTGGCGGTGAAACGGAAGGGGGGTGCCACCTGTCCCAGGTGAGCCGCCTGCGTCTTCCGTTCCACCTCTTGCCAGTTAGTGTACGCCTCGGGAAGCGTGGTGGCCCCGTACTCGCGGTAGATCTCCCGCATATCCACGTCCTTATCCTCGGTCACCTCGAACAGTGCGTCCACGACACGCCCTGGGAGGTCGACGTATGTCCCGGCCACCGAGTAGGTGACCGTGCCCCGTGACAGCCGGTACGTTTTCGCGAACCGGCTGTTGCCGATGGAGCTGGCTTTGAGGATGCGAGCAACGGGGCTCAGCATCAGGATTCCTCGGACTCGTCCTCG